CAGCACACGCCGCGATCGTCAACGTCAGTTTCATTGTCGGTCTGCCAGTTTCCGCAGACGTGGCATTCGCAGCCGTAAACTACAGTCGGATCCATCGGGGTCTCTCCATCCGTTGATGTTCGGACCTTACCCTGTCGGTTCCGGGTTTCAAGAAAAATCGTGCATCGTCGGTGAAAAATATTTTCGGGTTGGCGTTCGTTTTTCGTTGCAGCGCGGCGACGTTCGGGTAATGTCGGGGGACTGATTGGAGAGAAAATATGGAAAAATCACGCGTAACAAAGGGAACGATTCAAGCCTCAATGCGAGGCGACGACGAGTTTTATTCCTTTGAACAATGGACGGGATCGGAATGGGTAGAATATTCGCCAGGAACCCATTTCTGGTCAAAGCGGATGGCTGATGTGTTCGGCGAAAACAACTTCGCGGACTATCGCAAATGACCCGCCCCGAACTCACCGCCTTCATCCTCGCCGCCATCAAATCCAAAGGCGGCATCGAACGTGCTTCCGGCTCATGGGACATCCAAGTCGGGAACCTTCGCGCGGTCAGTGAAGGGCGCGCTAAACCTGGTCCGCGTCTTTGTAAGGCGCTTGGGCTGACTGAAATCAACGGCGGCGAATGGGTCGTATTGAAGGAGGGTAAGTGATGCTGACGATGACTGATTGCAGCGATGTGGGTAATCGGGTGCAGGCGCGGTATGAGCTGGATCGATGCGAAGTTAACGATCCGGGCGCGCGGACGGTTCTTATGGGTGACTGGGCGATGAAGTGGGGCCGCGCGCTTCTCGACGCTGGTGTTATCACCGACGACGACGTTCAGGACGCCGTTCAGCGCGCCGAGAATGAAGCGACCGAACTTGAGTCCAGAAACGACACGCTTGCCGAAACGATTCAGGATGCGATCAAGGCGTTGGACGAACTCGACTTCGGTTCTGAGTATCGCAAGAAAATCGACGCGATCATCGTCAATCTGGAGCGACCCCTGTGAAATTCACCCTAGAACGATCCGACGCCCTGACTGCCCTAACCCGCGTTGCTGGCGTCGTGTCGAAATCAAACGTGCCGATTCTCAACAACGTCCTGATTTCTGCGTCGGGAATCGGCATCTCGCTTCGTGCGACCGATCTCGACATGGAAGCGACGACCGACTGTCCTGCAATCGTCACCGACAGCGGAACCACGACCGTCAACGCGGCCAAGCTGCGCGAGATCGTGAATAGCGCCGCACCAGGTTCGCAGATCAGTTTCGAACTCGAAACCGATGGCGATCCGCGTATCGTCGTTAAGTCGGGTCGATCGCGGTTCAAACTCCCCGTGATCGACGCCGACATTTTCCCGTCGATCCCTGACGACGTGTGGTCGGCGGAGTTCGACATCGACGCGCCGATTCTGTCGGACATGCTGACGCGGACGGTTTTCGCGGCCGGGGTGCAAATGTCGCAACCGGCGTTGATCGGCGTGTATCTGACGATCAGCGATGACGATCTATTGGCGGTCGGGTGCTCTGGGCGTCGGTTCGCTACGGTGCGAACGGATATTCCGGACGGTGCGCGCGATATGCCGTCCGTTATCATCCCGACGAAAGCCGTCGCGCAGATCGTGCGGCTTCTCGGCGAAACCGGATCGGCGCGCTTGTCTGTCTCTGCGAATAAGTGGCGCGTGCAGGCGAACGGGGCGACGATCACGGGGAAGGTCATCGACTATCCGTATCTCGAATATCAGCGCGGCCTTCCGACTGAGATTCCGCACGTCGCCAAGGCTGGTCGCGATGCGTTGATCGGGTGTGTTCGTCGGGCGCTGATTGCCGGCGAGTCGGATTCGGTCGGTGTCGGTATTCGGCTCGCGTTTTCGTCGGGGCTGCTGACGATCACCGGATCTAACGCGGTCGAGGAAGCGCGGGACGAAATCGAGATCGATTACGACGGGCCGGACATCGTTGTTGGGCTGACTGCGGTTTACGTTCTGGATGCAGCGGCGAACCTGGTTGGCGATGTCGTTAACATCGGAATCGGTGAAGCGTTGCCGGTGGTCGTGTTCGCGTCGCCGAGTGATGAGGCGGCGGTGAATACGTGCGCGAAGAGGTTGGTTAAATGAGCGAGATCACAGTCCACCTCGGCGACTCGCGCGACGTTCTAAAAACGCTTGCCGATAACTCGATTGACTCGGTCGTAACAGATCCGCCCTATGCGCTGGTCAGCATAGGTAAGCGGTTCGGCGCGGACAATGCAGCGCCGGCAAAGGAGGGGAAATCGGGCGCATACGCACGCGCGTCCGCTGGCTTTATGGGTAAGCGTTGGGATACAGGCGAAACCGCTTTTGCTGTCGAGTTTTGGGCCGAAGTGATGCGCGTCCTTAAGCCTGGTGGTCACGTCGTCGCGTTCTCAGGGACGCGGACATATCACCGACTGGCGTGCGCGGTTGAGGATGCCGGGTTTGAGATTCGGGATATGGTGGCTTGGCTGTATGGGTCGGGTTTTCCGAAGTCGCACGACGTTTCGAAGGGGATTGATAAGGCGGCGGGCGCGGTGCGTGAGAAGGTGCGCGTCGCGGTTCCAAAGGTCGGCTCTATGGGCGTCGCGCTTGGTGGAGATAAAGCCGGAAATTCTAGGCCGTGGATAGAAAAGGCCAGAGACTCGGGGTTTCACGATGCCGACAGTAACGAGCCCGCCACCGACGCCGCCCGCCAATGGCAAGGATGGGGAACCGCCCTCAAGCCCGCGCTGGAGCCCATCGTCCTAGCCCGCAAACCCCTAGCCGGAACCGTCGCCGCCAATGTCCTACAGCACGGCACCGGGGCGCTTAACATCGACGCGAGCCGGATCGGAACGGGTGACGACAGGACTCCCGGCGGCAACCCTGGCCCTAATCGTCAATCCGAAGGCTGGGGCATGGGCGCGACTGAACGCGCGAGCGGCCCAAGATGGCCCGCCAACGTCATCCACGACGGGTCGGATGAAGTGACTTCTGGATTCCCGAACACGAGGCCATCGTCAGGAGGACCGACAACCTCTAAGCCCGGCTCCGTTTCCGTAAACGGAGCCGGGCTTCCGTCTCACACTTCGTTCTCACCATCGGACAACGGCGGTTCTGCCTCCCGCTTCTTCTACACCGCCAAAGCCGACGCAACCGAACGTCTCGGAACCAAACATCCGACCGTCAAGCCAACTGACCTGATGGCCTATCTGATCCGCCTCGTGACGCCGCCCGGTGGGACAACGCTTGATCCGTTTGCCGGCTCAGGATCAACGGGGGTTGCGGCTGTTTTCGAGGGCTTTAACGCAGTCCTGATCGAGCGCGAGCCTGAGTATCACGCGGACATTCTGCGCCGGATTGCTTGGGCTAAGGGCGAGGGAGGGCTGACGATGACGCAAAAACGGATTCCGACTGCGCCGGTTCAATCTGACGGAGACCTTTTCGCGTGACTTGGACGCCTGAACTCGACGCCGCGATCCTGAACCTTCACGCCATCGGGCTTCCCCTGTCTAACATCGTAAGCGCCACGGGGATGACCCGTGGCGCGATCGCTGGCCGACTGTCTCGGCTTGGAGCGCCAGGTTATAAAAAACCGTCCCGCATCCGTTACCGATCCGACGAAAAGAGCCGCCGGAAATACACGACGATCGAACGCGGCGACTGGGATGCGAAGACCTTCGAGCCGTATGAGGTTCGGAAACAGCGGCTAGCAGCGGAGCGGATGCGTGACCATAACGCTGAGGCCTGATCAGCTAGACGCGGTAAACGAAGTCCGCGACGCCATGCGCGAACATCAATCGGTCCTGCTCCACGCCGAATGCGGCTGGGGAAAAACGGTCGCGTCTGCATACATCGCCAAGGCCGCAGAGGCGAAGGGGAAGCGTATCCTTTTTGCGGCGCATCGTAAGGCCTTGCTGCGCCAGACCGCCGTGACGTTTCAGGACTTCGGCATCAAGTTCGGGTTTATTGCGGCCGGCATGGCATCAAACCCGTTTGCCAAAGTTCAGATCGTCAGCGCCGACACGATCAAAAACAGGCCCGAACTTCTGAAATGCGATCTTTTCGTTCCGGACGAGGCGCATCTGTGGTGTCGCGGAAAAACGCGCATTGAGATCATCGACACCGCTCGCAAGCACGGGGCGCACATTATGCCCCTGACGGCCACGCCAGCGGACGGGACGGGTAACGGGCTAGGAAACATTGCCGACCACATTGTCCACGGTCCTGACGCAGCATGGTTGATTGAGCGCGGGTTCCTTGCCCAATACAAAGCCTATGCGCCGTTCACGCCGGATCTTTCTGGCGTGCGGTCTCAGGCTGGCGAATATGTCACCGCATCGCTAGACGAAACTCTCGACAAGCCGTCGATCATTGGCGATCGTGTCGAAGCGTATCGAAAATACGCGAACGGAAAGCGCCATATTGGATACTGCTACTCGCGGAAAAATGGACACGACACGGCGCAGGCGTTCAACGACGCCGGTATCAACGCGCGGTTTGTCGATGGCGAGACGCCAGACGACGAGATGAGGAACGCGATCAACGGGTTTGCCGATCGTTCAATCCAGGTGCTGCTGAACTGCCAGCTTTTCCGCGAGGGATTCGACCTGTCTGCGCAAGTTGGCCGGCGGGTTCCTATCGAAAGCGTAGGGCTTTACGCTCCATGCAAATCTCTGCCGATGGCGATCCAGATGATGATGCGCCCGATGAGGCCGCAGGACGGACACGCCGTGTTGCTGGATCATGCTGGAATTTTTGCCGCGCACGGATTGCCTGACGATGAGCGCGAGTGGACCTTAGAGCGCCGCGAAAACAAGCAGACCGGCGTATCGGCGGTCAACATTACGACATGCCCTAGCTGCTTCGGGGCGTATCGATCGGTCCTACCGTCCTGTCCTGAGTGTGGGACAGGAAAGCCCCTTAAGCCGCGCACCGTTGAGGAAATTGCGGGCGAGCTTAAGGAAATCGAACGAGAACGGAAGCGGATCGAGGCCAAAGGCAAGCGCGTCGAAGTAGGCCGCGCTAACGACATGGACAAGCTGGCGGACATCGCCATCGCCCGAAAATACAAAACCGGATGGCTGATTAGTCAGGCGAAAATCAAAGGCATCAATCCGCGCCTGCCGTGGAAAGATGCTTGTGCGGCGATGATGGCGGCTCAGGCGCGCGCCAGACAATCGGTGGTGGCGTGATCCTGCTAGTAACCGGCGGCCGAGACTTCTGCGAATCCGTTACGTCGAAAGGTGAGCCCCGTGAGCGCGACGACTACATGGCCGAACGGATGGCGCTCGGATTCGCTCTCGACACAATCAATCCGACCCGCATTATCCACGGCGGTGCAAAGGGTGCTGATCGGTGGGCTGGAATATGGGCGGATAAGCGCGGCGTCGAATGTCACGTTGAGCCGGCGACGGGTCCATGGCCTCAAGCCGGACCGCTCCGAAATCAGCGGATGGTCGATACGAAGCCGGATGCGGCGGTTCGGTTTCCCGGAAATAAAGGGACGCAGGATTGCGCGCATCGGTGTAAGGTGGTGGGGATTCCGATATATGAAGTGGATGTGAAATGAAAATCTTAGACCTCTATTGCTGTCAGGGCGGGGCATCCGAAGGCTATCGGCGCGCGGGCTTTGAACCCTACGGCGTGGATATGGAAGCGCAGCCTCGATATCCGTTTCCCTTTCATCAAGGGGACGCGCTGGAGGTGTTGCTGGCGCTGCTGCGCGGTGAGGCAATCACGTTCACCCGACCTGACGGTTCGACCGAACGGTTGACACTCGCCGACTTTGACGCGTTGGCCGCCTCTCCACCTTGCCAAGCGTATACTCTGGCGCAACGCATTCAGAACCGGGCTCACCCCGACCTGATCGCCTCGACCCGCACCATGTTGGTCGCCTCGCGTCTGCCTTACGTCATCGAGAACGTTGAGGGTGCGCCCTTGATCGATCCGGTGATGCTCTGCGGCGCCATGTTCCCAAGCCTGCGCGTCTATCGCCACAGGCTGTTCGAGACGAACTTCCCGCTGGTAGCCCCGCTGCATCCGACCCATGTCGCCCCGCTCCGCAAGATGGGCAGACCGCCGGCCGGCGGCGACTTCATGCACGTCGTGGGCAACTTCTCCGGTGTCGCCCAAGCCAAGGTCGCAATGGGCATCGACTGGATGAGCCGCGACGGGCTTCGCGAAAGCATTCCGCCGGCCATGACCGAATACATCGGCCGTCAACTAATGACACAATTGGTCACGGCTTGACCCCCGCTGCCGCCCTAACAAACCAGGTCCGCGCCGCCGTCTCGAAACTCGGGGCGCGGCTTTTCCCTATGACCGTCGGCAAGTTCTGGGGGCCGTATCATCGCGGCCGGCGGATTACGCGGGTCGAGACCGTCACGCTGCAACCTGGTGACGTCCTGATTCGTCAGGGGCATATGGTTAGCGTCGGCACGCAAGGAATGTCTGATCTGGTCGGATGGACGCCTTACACCGTGACGGCTGATGACATCGGGCGTGTTCTGGCGATCTATACGGCGTGCGAGATCAAAGCCGGCGCTGATCGTTTGCGCGAGGGTCAGCCTGAGTTCCTACAAGCGGTCAAGAAAATGGGCGGTCGCGCTGGTGTTGCGCGGACCCCGGAGGAGGCGGTTAGGATTGTGACGGGGGGTTAGATCAGAACGGAATGTCCGAATCGTCCGGATAGTTATCGGCCGGTTTTTCTGCTGGCCGCTCCGTCGATCCGCCGCCGCCCGACGACCGTTCGCCGTCCGCCTTACTAGACATAAACGTCAGGTTATCGACCGTCAGCGACAGATACGCTTTACCCTCGTGCGCGCGGCAACCAGGGCGGCCGGTGACTGCAAGCTTCGATCCCTTCTGGATATACGGCGC